TGCCATAGGTCGCACATTTCAAGATGCTTTTCAAAGCACTTTGTTCGTTGGCGATTCAATTACGTTTGGTTACGAGCCTCCAACTTCACAAGTTTCTAGCCCGTATTTTGCACAACTAACTGCAAGGCTTTATCTTGGTGAAAATCGCTATATGCTTGGGGTTATCGGGCAAGCTGCATTTGAGGTGTTGGCAAATATTGACCAGTATTTGATGAGGTACTATCCCATTGTTCGTGATAATAGAGTGCTTCTATTTATCGGTACAAATGATTTAGGAAATTATGGTTATTCTGCTGCGACAGTTCTAGCGAGTATTATCGGTATCTGTACAGCATTAAAAGCCAAAGGATTTAGGGTATATGTTGGCACGATGATTCCTTCATCGAGCTATGCATCTTTTTCATCTCTCGCAAATTACAATGTGCAAGCTCCGTTACTAACCACAGCTATTTTAGCTGATGCTAGATTTACAAATGGTATTTTAGCCGATGGTATAGCACGAATAGATAATAAAGCCAATCTCTCAAATCCTAACAACACAACTTACTTTTTTGACGGCATACATCCTACAAATGCAGGGCTAACTTCCATTTCTGATGCTTTCTATGACTGTATTACTGCAAGCGAACCAGTATTAAATAGCATTACGATTGCTAACCCAAGCTTTGAAGCTGATGCAACACCTTTGGACGCTGGTGCATTTGGATCTTATTCCATTACTACACCATCAGGCTATACCTATGCTGGCTCTGGCGGTAGAGGCGTTTATGCGGCTAGTAATTTAGTATTTATTTCAATCCCAAATGGTACAAAAGTTGGTTATATTCAGTCTGGCGGTTCATTATCTCAAATAAATTTAGCAACAATTCTTGCAAATACCATATATGACTTCTATGTTTTTGTTTGTGCTGAATCTAACCTTACTGCAAGTCCTGTTGCTTATTCAATAAATATACTTGCTGGCTCTACAGTCATTGCCTCAACTATTACCCCCTCCCCTCCAGCCGCCAATTTTATTTATGCAAGAGCAACTTTTGATACTCGATTAAATCCTGCTTATAACGGGCAGCAAATTGGGATTCAGTTAGTTGCTAATTCTGCTCAAGTTTGCTTTGATTCTTTAGGTTTGTACTACAAAACTTTTTAATGAGTATACTATATAACCCTTGGGAGTTGTGTGATGCTCTGAAGTACAAGGGTGGGTCGCAGAATTTCTCTGCGATTCACTTTGAGATGATGGACGAGTTATGTTCACCGCAATTAGAATATTACTCTTATGCGTCAAAGTATATGAAGGTGTCGCGCGGACATTTAAAGTCCACGTTACTTGTACTTTATATCCTTTGGCGCATTTATCGTAACCCTAATATTCGCATCTTATACTCTACTAACACCAAAGACTTGTCGCGCATGTTCATTAGAGAAGTGCGACAATACTTGGAGAGTGTAGAATTGCAAGAAGCGGTTTGGAACATACGCGAACATATCTCTGGAAATCTTGTGCCGTCACTTGATGCAGCATCACGTAGAAAAAGAAATATCAGCCGCGAAGACACTGAAGCGGAGGATAAGAAAATAATATGGTCGCGCGAAGCAATTCAAGTGTTACGCCCAAAGAAACTTAAAGAACCTACACTTGTTGCAGGTTCTGTTTTAAGCACCAACACTGGAGAGCATTACGACTTAATTATCAACGATGATGCGGTAGATTTTCAGAACAGTGACAACGAAGAAAAGGCGGACAAAATCAAAGACTGGGCAATGGACGCGTTCAGCGTACTCGACCCTCCATCTTATGACCAAGTTACAACTACCTTCGGTGAGTGGGTTGGTAACAGTATGTACGTTATCGGCACACCTTATTATCCGTGGGATTACTACAGTTACATTGAAGCAAACGCGCAAACATTAAAATTCTGCACCTTCGAGGCGAACGTCTACTTGAATGGTGTAGATAACGTTGACGGATACACCTACCCAGAGAAGTTCAACGATGCGTACATCGAATCTCTTATGGGTCGTATGTCGCGCAAGAAATTCTTTGCGCAATACCTACTCAAACACATCTCAGACGATGATGTAATCCTTGATGAAGGTGCTGTCAGTTGGATAGCGCCGCCACAAATTTGTTTTACTAAGGATGGGTATGCAATTATTAATGTTGGAGGAGGTGTTCAAAAAAGAATACGCCTCCATCTTGTTGTTGACCCTGCATCTGGTAAACAAGTTGGTCGCGTAGACAAGACTGCTATTGGTGTTGGCGGACAAGACGAACTGTTGAACATGTATGTGGTGTATCTACAGTCTAAGAAAACACTAACCTCAGAAACCATTGAAAGTATCTATAAACTTGCGACGGATTACGGCATCACTGTTGTTAACATTCTTGTTAGAGGTGTGGGTGAATTATTACCCCACGCCATACAAAGAGAACGCGCCACATATGGGAAGGTGCTCGTAACTAAAACAATTTCTGAAACTGGTAACAAAAAGGTGCGTATTACTAACGCGCTTCAGCCGCTTATAAAAACTAACAAGTTGTTTGTAGTAAGTTGGGTGCAAATTAACACTCCATTCGTGAAAGAGCTACGGCAACATCCAGAAGGTAGCGAAGATAACTGTTTGGATGTGGTGTCTGCTATTGTGCAGCTTTCACAACCAACACGTCAGAAAGTAAATAAGAGAGGAGAAGTTAGATGTCGACATCTGGCGATAAACACGAAGTACGGCGGAAGTCTTTAGAGAAAATTGACAAAGGTGCTGTCCTTAATTACGTCAACAGTAAACTAACTGATATGCAAAACAGTAGAGTTGCAGTTGAGAATACATGGATAGAGAGTTGGGCGCAGTACCTTGCAACTCCAGAAGCGCAATATGAGCTTCGTTCACAGCAACAAAAGACTGTCGGTAACATAAATGTAGACTGGCGCCACAGAATTGACAGAGGTAAAGCGTTTGAAATTGTAGAAACAATCCACGCTTACTTGATGGGTGCATTATTTCCAAATGAAAACTGGTTTGATATTGAGCCGCGCAATCCTGCAGACACTGACCTATTGAGGGTGCTCCGAAAGTTTATGCGCGATGAGTTGAAAGACTTGGAGTTTGATATTAAGTTTGATGACTTTGTGCGTCAACTTATTATCACTGGAAACAGTTGTTTATTCTTTCCTTGGGACGAAGACGACGACTCTGTAGAAATTGAACTCGTTAATGTGTTTGATTTTTGGCTAGACGCTGCTGGAAAAGACCCATCTGACACGAACGTTGTGCGACGTGTGGTGATGACGCGCGCAGAAGTTAAAGAGAAAGCCATGAATGGTGAGTATTCTTTAACTGATGAGTATGAAGTTGTGAAGGTGCACGGTACGCGTAACTACAACAAGTTCGATAAAGTACGTCAATTTCAAGGATTGCAGTCGGCTGAGCGTAACTCTGTAGACGAATTTTGTGAGATTTACGAATATTGGGGTACAATTATTGTTGACGACTGTGAATACGAAGATGTTGTTGTCACATTTGCAACCAACTTGATACTCAGCATACAACCAAACTCTTATAAAAGCGGCACTCCAATGATTTACTGTAACTATATTCCTGTTGTGGATATGGTTTACGGTATCGGTGCGCTCCAGTCTTCACTCGGTATGATTCACGTTCTTAACATCCTCACAAACCAACGCTTGGATGGTATAGAACTAACAACTAACCCAATGTGGACTAAAAAGCCGACTTCTACGCTCGATGCAGCAGATATTTTCACAGAACCAGGAAAAATCTTTGAAGTTGACGACCATGATGACTTGAGACCTATGCCTCCGTCACAGTGGAATATCAACACCTCTTATGAAGAAGCTAATTATATGGAGGTGTCTATTGATAAAAATGCTGCAACAGGACCTCTGATTGGTGCAGGTATGGGAAGAAGCGGCGAACGAGTGACAGCAGCAGAAATCGCAGCAGTGCGCGAAGCTGGTGGTAACCGTCTGAGTGGTGTACACCGCAGACTTGAGAAGCGCGGACTTACAAGAGCCATAGACAAAATATTTGACATCTATAGTCAATACATGAAGAAGTCTGCTATCGTTCGTTACGCTGGTAACGAAGCTGGTAAGTTTGATTATGCAAAAATTAGACGTTCAGACTTGATAGAGTTGCGCGTAAATGCAAAAGGTAGCGACCATGTTATTGAAAAACGTAAAGCACTCCAAGACATTTACGATTTTCTTGCTGCTGTTAACCAAGACCCTGAGATGGCGGCGCTCATCGACAAAGAGGCAATACTACGCCGAGTGATGAGACACCTTCCATTCGATGACCCTCAAGAATTTCTCAAAACTAAAACAGAAGCTGTCAATCCTGTCGCACAGATGGGTGGACAGAGCGCTGTTAATGCCATTAAACAGCAGATGCAAACAGATGGCGGCAATCAACTACTAAATCAATTAAAGGATAGTTATGGTCAACCAGCAACCAACCCAACCCCAACAGAGCCCAACGTCGCCAGCGCCCAGCTTGACCCCAATCTCGGACAAGTCGGCAACCCAACTGGATGAAAATGGTAACGAGGTGTATGTAAACCCTGATGCACCAACACCAGTGGATACAGACCTTATCGAACTGCCAGACATCGACTCTGAAGAGGAAACTCCAGATGAGGTGCCTCTTCCAGAAGAGGAAGAAGACGACAAACCTCTGACGCTAGACGAGAAGTTCACTGATTATTTTACTGGACAAACTGGTGTTGAAGCCAAAGAGTTCGCTGAAATTGTCATGGCAGTACGTGACGTTTTCAAAGAAGTTGGCGGTGCAGCAGGATTAAAAGAAGGTTTAGCGGAACTTAAAAACGTCCGCATCGCGCAACAAATCGTCGCAAAGCAAGACGAGCTTGCTACCTTATGGGGTGTAGATGTTAAAGAAACACAAGCGCGTTTGACAGAAATCAAACCTTACTTCAACAAGCTATCTAAAGCTGACAAAGCTTTGTATGACAACCCTAAAGGTGCTGACGTTCTCTGGCGCAGTCTACAAGCTGATAGTACTAAGACGAAATCAGCAAAGAGCAGCCCAAACAGCCGTGGCGCTCGTTACCTTTTCTCACAGGCACAGATTGATGCGATGCCTATTGAGGAATATCGAGCCAATGCTGACAAAATTACACACGCTTACAATAATGGACTCGTAGGAGAATAACATGGCTTTAGCAGCACCTTATAATGGTAGTGCAAATACACTACAAGCAAACGCCGCGTTCATACCACAGATATGGGAGACGGAGTTAAAGAAAGAACTTGACGCAAACTTTGTGCTTACGCAAGCATCAACGATGGTCAACTTCATGGGTAAGAAGGGAGACACCATCAAAATTCCTCTTATCAAAAGAATGGGTGTTTTTGATAAGTTGCCTGAAACTCAAGTTCGTTTGCAATCATTTCCTGGTGAAAACTTTGAAATGAAGGTTGATAAGTACAAAGAGGTGTCCTTCATGATTGAAGACATTCTCGATTTACAAGCCAACTTCTCTATGCGCGTTCCTTACATTTCAGAAGCAGCTTACGCGATGGCGCGTGACATTGATAACTCTCTTCTTGGACTTCGTGCTTCTATCCCAACTACACAACAAATCGTTGCTTCCAGCACTGGTACAATTGCTGGAGACCCTACTCCACTTGATGATGCTGCTGTACGCGCAGCAATGCAGCGTTTGGATGAAGCGAACGTTCCTCAGCGCGACCGTCACTGGATTGTAGCTGTTGGACAATACACTGATTTGTTGGGTATCACCAAGTTCACCAGCAGAGACTTCATTAACGGCGCTCCAACCACTACTGGTGTCATTGGCACATTGTACGGTATTCCTGTTATCGCGACAACTCAAATCGGCGCCAACACTTTAGATGGTTACATCAATGGTGAAGGTGCTATTGGAGAGCCAACTCCTGGGGTTGTTGGAAGCCCTTACTTACCAACACAAGACACTCCTGTTGGTTTGGTGTCTGGCGGTCTACCTCGCGGCAAAACTGGCGCTGAAGTCGCATCACCTTTTGCAACTTGTATGTTGGTGCAAAAAGACTGGGCGCGTTACGCTATGCAAAAAACACCCTCATCTGAAATGAGCCGTGAGAATTTGTATCAAGCTGACGTACTTGTAAACACTCAAGTTTACGGTATGCGCGTCTACCGTACCGACCACTGCGTTCTTATCCACACTGCACCCTAATGAAAAGAACACCTGTCAAGTCTAGCAACATTGCGGCTGTCGGGTATGACTCAGCTTCCAGAACTCTGGAGGTTGAGTTCATCTCAGGTGGTGTGTACGAATACAGGGCAGTCGCACCTGCAACTGCACTTAAGTTTCGTCAGTCGAAAAGCAAAGGACACTTCTTCGCTACATTTATTAAAAACAAATTTGAAGGTATAAAGCTGTGAAGCAGATAGACTTCATAAACGGTTGTTTACTTGCTGTAGGTGAGCGTGACTTCATGACAGGCACTCTCACTAGTGCTCCTCAACGCCGCGCTTACAAAATATTTAAAGACACTTTTACAAGCTTCACTCACGAATGTGTGTGGAGCTTTTTAAATAAGGTTGGTGGCGCAACTTCATGGTCTGTTAATGTGGCGACAGTTCCACAATACCAGCAGATGATTTCAGTTGTAGTCGGTGAACGAAAACTTACACCAATCTTCAATACAGAACTTCTTAGGTTAAACCAAGGTAACGAAGGACACGTAATCTACTTCTGTTTGCAAGATAACACAACTGTTTCTTTCTACAACAAACCTTCAACAACAGACAAAGCTCAAATTAGGTTTCAGTATGTGGAAGAGTTGTTACTACCAACTTACGACTCTAATGCTGTTATACCATTCACATACGATTTTGTTAACGTCATGGAAAATCTAATGCAAGCAAAACTTTGTTTGCAGATGCTTGACGACCAAGGAGGTTATCAATCATTTATGCGCGAGTACGGTGTACGTCTCGGCAAAGCAATTCAGAAAGACCAACGTATCACACGTTCTCGTCCTAATATGTTCAGAGGTGGAAGATTGTGAGAACAAAGTTTGAAGGACTTAATACAGTAAGCGGAGAGTTGGCACTACCAAAAGATTCGTCTCCTTCTTTACTTAATGTAGATTTTGATATTGGTGGAAGTGTAAGAAAACGTAATGGAACACTTACACTGTTTAAAGACGTCGCTACACCCAACCCAGTATTTGTTAGCAGATTTGTGACTACAGCAGGTTATGAGTTTATCATTTCTAAATTCAACACCAAATTAAGAGTGTCTGATTTACAAAATGACAAAGTCACAATTCTGTGGGAGCGCGACAACGTATTTAAGAGTGCTGCATCGCTACCATTCAGCATACCACTCGATGACAATTTTAACTTGCTGCTGTGTGAAATGCAAGCACCCATCCAAGTAAGGTTTGAAGAGGTGGCGGCAGTTGCTACGGCAGATAACTTAATAATTGTTAATGTTGGCGCTTCTTGGGTTAACACCTTCTCAGATTGTGCTGTTTATGTTAACGGTGTACGTGTTGCGCGAACATTATCATACTCTTCTGGTAATTTGACTATAACATCATCAGCTATTGTTGTTGGTGCAATGGTTTACGTCTGTACCTTCTCTTGGCAATGGTGGGCTGAGTCATTGATTTGGTTTGGTGATAACTTCTATCAGCGCATCTCTAGGTTTGGTGTTTCTGAAGAAGACAAACATGTTCAAGTACCTAACAGTATTGTAACAGATGAGATACCAGATAGTTCTAATTACGGTGTGTTTGCATATATCAACGACGCGTTCGGTAATGCTTATACTTACAAACCTAATAACCAGCCGCAGATTTCATTAGAATATTCTTTCTCTGATGGTTCTAACTATACCCCATCTGCAACTGCTTTCACAAGTCCTTCAAAATTTTATATAACGTTCGGTGACATAACAAACGTCAACACGCGCACATTCACAGACAAGAATGTTTCTGGAAATCAGATAACAATCTTAAAGCATAAACTTAAAAGTTTTGACATCATTAATGTGTCAAATACAGAAGGTGATTTACCTGTTAACTTGTCTGACTCTGCATCTTATTATGTCAAAGAAATTACTGAAGACGTTATTGAGTTGTACAGTGATGCAGCGCTAACAACTATCGTCACTATAGGTACACGCAACACAAAGACTTTTACTGATTTGGGTGTAGATTACACCGATAACTTTATCGCCATTACAGCACATGGTTTTGTTGACGCGCAACCAATTCGTTACACCTCTACTAACACTCTCCCGATAGGGTTGGTTGAGACAACAACGTATTACGCAAAGTCATTATCGGCTAATGCATTTGAGGTGTTCTTTGACCAGAACCTGCGCAAGAAAGTTATTTTCGTTTATAGGTCTGAGTTGTTCTTTGACAACACTGCTGTGTCTGGTGATATACTCACTATCGCACAGCACAAGTTATTCACTGGTGATGCTGTCAGAGTAAAGACAACTAACGGTACGTTATCAGGCACTCTCAACGCAACCTCTGTTTACTACGTTCTGGTTCTAACTGCTAATGCTATTAAATTATACAGTGACAGCGCTCTTACTACTGTTGTACCTAACTACACTGGATTAACTGGAGACATCTTCTTATACCTTGATGGTGGTGTACACACAGTAATTGCAGATGGTTTAACAACTACTCTGGAAAGAGTTGCCTATGACTCAGTTTCTTTTGTACGCCTACGTCAGTTGCGCTTCAATAATAAAAAGGGAGTACTAAACACTAACCTCGATGTTTTTGTTGGTAAAGATGAGATTGTTAGAAGTGTAATCTCAACAGTGTCGTCCACGCTAAAATATTACACTCACGAAACAGAATCTCTTACACCATATACAGGCAGTTCCACAGTACAGAAATTTGTATCTTTTACCGCAAGCACTCCAGTAGGTGTACGCAAAGACGAGTACGTCACTTTAGTTAACACTGAGCGTAAATGGTGCGGCTCTGCTGCGTTAGACACTCAATACAATTTTGACAATGGCTCTTACGTTCCAGCTTACGGTTTAGGTGATTATGCTAACTACGATGAAGGTATTTTTCCAACGTTTGGTGCATTATATCAGTCGCGTTTATGCCTTGCAGGTGTTGGCGCTTCAATATTGGTTAGTGGTGTTTACGACAAAATTATAGACGAAGCACCTTATAGATACTTCCAAGTAACTGATGACTTATCAAACCCTACAATAGACCCATTTAAAATTAGAGTACCTTTCTCTCAATCTGACACTGTTCTCGCAATGAAGCAGTGGCAACAGTTCTTGTTTGTGTTTACGCGCACCAGCGTATATAAAACCACAGTAGATAACAATAGCCAGTTTAACGTCAACACTCCAACACTTACGTTAACAGCTAATGTAGGGTGTATAGGAAGAGACAGTGTAGAAACTACAGAAAGCACGATGTTCTTTTTGTCTGAGAATGGCGTGTTTGACCTTGGAATAGTCACACAAGGAGAGTACCGCGCTAGCGAGATTTCACTACCAATTCGCAACATCATTAAAGACTTCGGCGCTGATTCCAAGATTGTATACGACACCTTCAATAATAAGTTGTATGTGTACAATAAACGACTGATGGTGTATTTCACAGACCAGAAGGTGTGGAGTGAATACCGCGCTGTACTGCCTTGGGACATCTCATCGTTCTTATTCTGGCGAGAGTTTGTTCTGTTGTGCTGTAAGAATTTGTGCGACTTTCAGCTTGTCAGAACTGAGTATGAGAAGTGTATCGACTTTGCAAAGGAGTTTACTTCTGGTGAGGTGTACGTCCAACCATGCTCAGCATCTATACCATCATATGTTGGTGTAAATGTTTACGAATCTCCTATTGTGATGACACCTGTTCTGGATGAGCAAGACGCTCATGTGCTACAGAATGGCGTACGAATAGTGTTTGCAGAAGCGTGGCGCAAACTTCCAGACAACAAAATCTATGTGGAGAATCCTGTAAACGGCACACTCCGTTTCTTTTACAGGTTGAGTGACACATTCAATGGTGCTGTGTTGTTTAAAGACAAAGAAGACTTTCCTTTGAATGGTGCTTCTTTAGGTCTTATACTTCCTACTAACGTCTGTGCGTACACACCTTATAACGGTGCTGTTGTCGTTGGCGGTAAAGATGATGGTCTTCCATCAGTGTATCTTGGAAGGAGTGCCGCTTCTCTGGCAAGCGATGTACGCGCTTATATAAGCTTCTCGACTACTTACACAGACGCTTCTGTTTATTCTGTGGCGTTCACCGACACAGCAGGTTACTCTGCTTTTGTAGCTGACGGCATCTCTAGCAGTATACAGGAAGTATCGTTTACTGATGGTATTTCTACAGCATCACTAGTGACATCTGCTTCAGACAACTCTGTTCCAGCAGGTGCTTTTAGAGTTGACATTTCTTTAGTATCTAACGCTATTACAAACAACACCACTACATTGGCGCTGGTTATCGAGTTGTGGTCTAAGACTGAAACCATACCACTTAACAGAGTAGGCTTGTTTGTTGGTGCAAACCCATCTGGTCTATTTGCCAACACAAACGACCCTGTGCAGGTGTTCACTCTTGCTGGCGGTAACGCGGCAGATAGAACAGTTACAGGTACACTTCAAGCGAATGGTCTGTACAAGAGAAATACTCTTGTTGGTTTCTCTATTCCTTTAGGAACTGGAAACTCTGCTTACAACGGCTCTAACTTATACATACCTGAGTCAACTGGTACTTATCCAGATATTGTGTATACAGGTGGAGTGCGAACATCATGACGGTTACAGTAGCGACAAATGAAAAGATAGTTGTAGGTTATACCTTCCCTACTTGGTATATTACACCCTTAACTGTAGAAGATGCGGCACAGCAAGGTGTAATGCAGTTACAAAGATTGAAGGGTATAAAATATGTTTACGTTGTCATCGACCGTTCTGACAAGAAGCGGTACATTGCTTCAGACGTAAACCTTCTAACGCAGACGTACTCCGACTTGGTTGGTAAGTACAAAAATGCGATGGATGTAAACATCACTCTTATACTTCAACATAAAGAAAACAACATCACTGCTGAAGATGTGTTTTCTTACATTGAAAGTCAAGAAGATGATTATTGGGTGTTCAAAGAACAGTTGCAGGGGATTGGGTACACTCACCAAATCTGTGTATGGAATAAGACAAGTGGCACCTTCTCTCTTACCGCCATTGACGTTGAGACTAGATTAAAAGGTAAGAGATACTTATCAGGGAGTACATAACATGGGATTTATTGCACCAGTGGTTGGTGTCATATCCGCTGTAGGAGGTGCGATATCAAGCGCGAATGCTGCGTCAGCGCAGAACTCAGCTAACGCGATGCAGATAGAAGCTAACCGCCGCGAAGAGAGTATTAGACTGATGGATGTGGAAGCACAGCGTCAGTCTAATTATCTAGATTTTGAGGTGTCATCACAACAACGTGTAGCGGCTCTTGCAGCAGCACTCACTAGCGCCGACATTGCACGACTAGACAACAGCACTCAACGTGCAATACAAAGCGCACAAATTAACACCGCCAACTCAGCGCTTGATGTCAATAACATTAAAGCAGGTGTTGGTAGAGAAAATCAACAAGAAAACATGTTGGCTCAAGCGGCTAAATCTAGAGGTATAGATACTCAAAACATACCTTATGAGAAGCTGTCACAGAACGTCTTAACTCAACGTGCAGCTATTTACGCAGCGCTTAACCCGCGCATGGCAGACTTATACCGCACTGGAGAAGACAGCGCGCTACTTTCTCAATTCGACACCCTCCGTAATGCAGAAGGTGACCAGAACGTACAAGTAGATTACGCGCAACAGTACGGCGACCTAATTAAGAACTTCGCCAACGTTACGAAAGAGACAGGTGATGTTGCAACAAGTTATCAATTTGCTTCAGCGAAAAATGCTCTTAACGCAACTGACGCGATGCAGCAAAACGCTTTCCAGACTAACGACTCCATGTTTGGTGTAAATCAAGAGATGGGTGTTAACGCTTCAAAGATAGACCAGTTGGGTGCGTATCGTAAACTCATTGCTGGTGAAAATCTTGCTGGTTCACAAGAGAACAACATAAGGAGTGCCACATCAGCTAAAAATGCAGAGGTGTCGCGCAACAACAGAAATTACTCACTGTTTGACTCTCTACCATCTATTGTTGGTGCAGGTGTAAGTCTGTTTAATTCTTTTGGTTCACAGCAGCAACCGCAAACACCTCAACTACCACAAGCGCCGCGCGTGTCAGATTCTCGTTACGACATCAACTACACAGGACGACAAGATTACTTTGGTTAAATTATGGAATTTATAGGTTCTGATTTTCAAACAAAGCCTCTAGAGAGTGGTATGCAGGATGGTAAGTTATTAGACTTACCTAAGCTTGCTGATGCTTCTGCTAACAGCATTAGACAGTCTATTGGAGAGGTGCAAAGAATAAACAGCGCCGCCTCTAACGCTGATGCTGAAGCTGCTGGACGTAAGGTAGTGGTGCAGCAGAAAGAAGGCGGCGGATTTGCTGGTGCTTTAGTTGGTCTAGCTGAGGTTGGTGTAAAGTACATCGATAATCAGAAGAAAGCTGAAGCTGCTGCTGCTGAGAAGGAGTATATACTTGAAGCAAATAAACTTGCTGCTAGCGCACCTGACTACATCAACAAAACTAACGAAGGGAGTGTTGGGTATCAAAGAAAGATTGAAGAACTTAACGCACGTTACAAAGGTAGTGTTGATGCGAGTATGTTGCAGACACAGTCTCTGAGGATGTATTCTCCTATTCAGCAGTACCAAGAGCAAGACATTACAAGACTTCGAGAAGAAGGAAAGAAGATACGAGATACAAACGTACAGACAAAAATAACTCAGCAAATCATCACATTAGACACTCAACTCGCTGATTTAGCAAACGAGACAGATTCTACTAAAGCTCAGTCTAGAGTTGATAACGTTTACAAAGTTTTAACAGATACTCTCGTAAACGGTAAGTTTGATGAAGGTGATAAACAAATCTTCATTAACGGTGTTGTAACAGCTATTGGTAAATCTTCTTCTGCTGGTGCAAAAGTCAGAGGTGAGTTATTTAGCGCAGTTCGCACTATCAACGACACCAATCTCCTTATTCAAGAAACTGAAAATATGCCAGTAGAGCAGAAGAACACCCTCAGGCTTAACAGGCTTGCGACACTCCCTCCTCAGATAGCTAAAGCGTACAACGACATACTTGACCCTGCTGCGCGAAGAAGGGAAGACGCACAAATGGCGCGTGACCAACGTGAGTTAGACAACGCTGCAAAACAAGGTACTATTGACGCTCGTAAAGCATTTAGGATTACAGCAGATTATACCCAATCTATGACTGCTATCTACCTTAAAGCTGATGGTACTACCAGAGCCGCTTACAAAGCAGAATGGGAAGGTGTTCCAGCGTTAATGGCTGTTGTTGAAGCTGCTGATAATTACGATAAAGACAAAAACAAGTTATCTACTCTAGAGGGTGAAAGCAGAGCTTTAGCAAGTACCATCGCAGGTCTTGGAAAGAGTGATGCAAAAGAGAGACTGAGTTGGGTGCAAGACGCTTTTAAACTTCCAAGCTTATCTCTCAACATAAGTGTCGCGCAAGAGTTCCAAGAAGCTGTTAAGAACTACACTAAATCTCTTGCACAAGGTACTCCAGCAGAGGTACAGAAAGCTCAACAAGAAGTAGAGAAATTCAACAAGATTGCGCTTGACGCTGTTAAAGACAGAGCAAATTTCGTGCGTGAGGATATGAAGAGAGTGAACTCTATCTGGCAACCTCTCGATGCTTTATTGAAAGACCCTGCTAAAATAGAGACTGCACTTACACGTTTTAGAGAGACAACACAGAATTTAAACACTCAAGCAGAGCAAGCGCGACAATCTACTTTGCGAGGACAAAATCAAAATTTTAATATGCCCCAACTTGCTGAATTGCAGGTTGGGGATGTTAAGTTTCCACTTCCTTTCAAAGCAGGTACACAATCATCTTACAGTGGAGATTACGGTACTGATAGAGGTAGCCACACTCATGCTGGTATCGACATCTCTGTACCAGAAAACACTCCACTAATATCACCTATTGGTGGTATAATTTCTTCGGCGCAAACTGACGCTGGTTACGGTAACTTCATTGATATTCGCACACCTGACGGTAAATACGTTCGTTACGCGCACCTCAACACGATGAATGTGCGCGAAGGTCAACAAGTACTGGCTGGTCAAGTACTTGGCGTAACTGGTAACACAGGACGTTCAACTGGTGCGCACCTTCATATGGAAGTACGTAACGACCTTTATGGTGGTGTAGAAAAAACAGAAGACCCAATTGCTTGGAGTGTGAAAAACATCAACAATGCAAACAGAGGGTTGCGCGTTCGTGCAGGTGCAAACACTCCAGAGGGTGTTCCTCCTAACGCAGTACCTTTAATGGGTGCATACCTTCTTAATGGAAAGATTGTGCGAAGTGATGGTACTTCTGGAACACCCTCATACAATAATCGTAACCCTATCCGCGACATACCTCTTCCAGCAGATAAGTCAAAGTATGTGTCATCACCAGACAAAAACTACGGCTACCAAGAGTTGGCGCAAAATGCATCGTTTCGTAAAGAGATTTACAGAGTGTCGCGCACACTAAATACACCTACTCAATGGCTTGCTGATGCGATGGCGTTTGAGACTGGTGGTACTTTTGGCGCAAGCGTCACCAACAGATTAGGGTATACTGGGCTTATACAGTTTGGAGACGCAGCCGCAAAAGATGTTGGCACAACCAAATATGAGTTGGCGCAGATGACTAACACTGAACAGCTTAAGTATGTTGAGAAGTTTCTCAAAATGAGAAGTGATGCTTACGGTCTTAAGTATGACAAACCAGAAGCCATCATTATAGGAATATGGGGAGGTGTAGAAGATATTAAGAATTATGTGCGCGACCCTCAATCTGTTCGTAACCAAACAGATGGTGACACAAGATTTGCAGATTATGTCAAACGTTTAGGTGAACACGCTGGTAGAAAATACCAGACTTCTTATGATGATAAAATTAGACCAGTTCACACTTCATATCGCGCTGCTTGTGCAACGTGTCAAGGATTACAAAGAGCAAGTATGGGATTTATAGCACATGAGGCACCTTAATGTCTAACGTAATTAAAGAGTATCAAGAAGCACTCAACACAACACCTCCATTAAAGGTTGACATTGCTCCAGCGTTTACACCTCCTGCGGGTGTACAAGACCCAGCGCCTGTACCTACTCCAACTATACCAGCTTCTGCTTTCCCAACTGCACCTACTCAAGCAACACCTCTTCCAGAGCAACCACAGATTCAGCCGCCATCTACATTGTTAGAAACACCTCCAACACCAACTGGAGAAACAGCGTTAGCTGCAGGTGAGACGGTGTCGCGGTTATCTGCACAGTCGGCGCAAGACATTCAAAAGATTCTGAGCGAGTCTACAACACCTAAACCTAATGAGGTGCAGAAGCAACTACTTGGCAACGGCAATCCAGTTCAAATAGACCCTAGACTAACTTCGCAGAACAACCCTTTTGCAAGTAAGAGTGAGCCGCGTAATGCAGCAGAACGTCTTGCGTTTGAACCTCCTGTACTGCCTAACGGTATGCGTAATGCTTTCTCAAACCCTAACGCCAGAGCAGCGTTGTCAGCAGGTATTTCTAAAGGAGAGTATATAGATTACATTCAATCTTTGCGCGACAAAGGCGCACAGTATGTTGGATTTGGTGAACGTAACGTAAGTGCTGGTGGTTTTACTAACACAGACGGTCAAAGAGTCATTGAGACAGAAGACTTTACTGGTTTGAGCGCAGACCAGATTCGCCAGAAGATGAAAGACCGTACAGGTTTTTACTCTACTCAACGCGCGTTTAACCAGTCATTTTTACCGTTCTTAGGCGAAGATAGAGGTAGTCTAGAAACCTTGTTTGGTGTTCTTTCTTTTCCTGCTAATCTAGTGAAGGGTGTTGCTTCAGACACAGTGCTGCGACCTCTTGCTGCTGGTATAAGTAGTGGTTTTGACGTTGAAGAGTTTAAGAAAGCTTATGAAGCATTACGCCCAACTAGAGGAGGTACCTTCACTGGTGCTGCTATATTAGGTGAACAGTTCTCGTCTTTGGCTGTGACACAAGAAAAAGGTAAACCATTTAATCCTTTTGCTGTTGTGCGTGATGACAGCAGCATACCTCAAGCATTAGTGGGTCTTGGTCTAGATGTGCTGCTTGACCCTTTAAATTTACCTATAGGTAAAGCATTTAGTAGATTCAGACGCAGTGCTGTTGTACCTCCATCTATTACTCCAGAGGTGTTGTCTCCAATAAGAGAGTTGCCTCCATCTAATGTTAAGGGTGTTCTACCAGAAGCGCGCACGATTGACGTGCCAAGTGTTATAGACTCTCCAATTACTCCAAGAACACCAACACCTGAGAGGGTGTTAATTACACCTAACCGTGAAGGTAGATTGTATCTACCAGATAACACAACTGTAACAGACAGAACATCGTTTCAAGTAACAGAACGTCCAATATCAGAGACACCTCAACTTGGAGGTGTAAGTGATGCTACTGTTGCACAAGACAGAACATCATTTCAAGTAACAGAGAAAACAGCACAACCTCAGATTGCAGCTTCTTATGAGGCTTTAGTTAAGTATGAGCCAGCGCAAATTGAGTTCCCTATACCACGCGAACCGTATGTTGGTGGTGCAATAGTAAAAGTTGAGCCAGCAGATGTACAGCTTTACAACAACGTAACTGCACTATTTAACAATTCACCAGAACTACCTATCGCGCAAAACTTACTTCGCGCTGTTGTAGAGCAAACACCTGTTCCACAGATACCTTACCAAAATCGTATCTTACAAGAAATTGCTGATTATGGACGTACTGGAGAACTTACACCAAACATCGCAGTATTGAAGGGTGCTACTCCAGATGAGGTGCGCGCTGTCGTGCAAGACAAGTTGGAAGTGCTGCGCGAAACTCCTTTTGTTGTACCACGATTAGAAGTGCAACCAATAGAGGTGCCACGTTTAGAGTTTGACATTACGCGCCAACTACCGCGCAAGACTCAGACAACTGCTGCAATAAATCCTGCTGTACTTAACAAAGACGGTAGCGGTATTACACCCAACCCTTCTTTCTTACTTGAACTGAGTGGTGTAAGCGACAACACAGGTTTGGTGCAGAGTTCAGCAAGAGTAGATGCTCTAGCGCGCTCTATAATTGCGTCTGGTGAGACACAGCCTGTGATTGTAAGACAGATTAACGCAGTAAAATTTGAAGTTGTTGGTGACAACTTAACTTATCTAGCAGCAAAAAGAGCAGAAGAACTAGACCCTAAAAATGCTTATGAGGTTCGCGCTGTATTTGTAAAACCAGACAGTGAACTAGAGAAGTTGTACCTATCTCAACAGAGAGCGCTTGAGGAAGTTAAGAAACTGTCAAGTGACGCTGTAATTGAGAGCACCTCTACTGGTAAATCTGCATTTAAGATATTCAACAAAGCTGAAGACTCCAGACCTTACTCTGTTGACCTTGAGAGTATAACAACTTCTAGAGGAGGTGCTTACAATAAAGAAGCCGTAGAAACTTTAGCGCGTTCATTCCTTGAGTCAGGTCAGAATATTAGACCTATCGTTGTACGCCGTACTGGTACTGAGACTTTTGAAGTCATACGTGGTAATTTGGAGTATCTTGCTGCAAAGAGAGCTTCAGAGATAGACCCACGATTTGAAGCTGTTAACTCTTACATTGTAGACGCAGGTAACGAAGCTGCGTTACTCGCACAACTAGACATACTTGACGATGTGCTGCCTGTACCAACCAATAAACCTGTAGTTGTCACAGAGTCCGCAATCACTAGCGTGTCTCAACTACAAGACGCTGCTAAAGGTATTGGTACTCTTGGTGAGGTGTCTCAATGGTCTGTGCGTGTCGACTTCAATACACCAATCAAGGAGGTACTAGACGCTGTCGATGACCTTGGTATAGACGTACTCAACACTCCTGCACTATCGCGCATGGTCAAAGGTGGTATCGGCAAACTATCAAACAAGACAGTGGAGGGTGTCGCATCTTCACTCCAGAAGGTGTCTATTGAGACTGCTGAAGACATCGCCAAAAGTATCTTTAACGCTTTGTGGCGCAAATCTACACCAGACCAGAAAGAAATTATACTTGGTAAAGTGTCTGCTACTCGTATAGAGCAGCTTGGCTTGGAGAGGGTGCAAACAGAGATTACACCTCCTACAACTCCTGCACCACTTCAATATGTTCAAGCTGGTGTGTTGGATGATGTAACTGTAGCCGCTTACCAAGTTGTTAATGACTCACAAATACCTATTGAGAAGCTTCATGTAGCGATATTGCGCGAACAAGGTTTTGATGGTCGCACTGCATCTTCTATGAAGGTGCACTCCATCTCAGAGGAGATTGCGCTAACTGGTAAAGTATCAGACGAGTCACTCGCTCAACTTATTAAAAACCGTGAACTATCTGTCTCTACACCTTCTGAACAGAAATGGAGCAGTAAGATGCTTCAACAAATATGGGAAGTGGCGACACCAGAACAGAAAGCCTACATCATGAAAAATGTGGACAACCTAGAACAGCTAGGTCTAGAGCGTATCGTGCGTTCAAATGTAATTGACGACCATCTACCACCTGAAGGAGTATTCGACACACCATGCTAAAACCTTGCTCTCTACCTAAAGGACGCGACAAAGAAGCGTTTGCTCCTAATGAGCTTGACACCGCCAAAGCACGTTTCGCCAACGTGAGAGCAGAGCGTGATAAGTTCATTGCATATTCAGACGATCTTACTGGCGCGAAGACTGCTGACATTCCTAAGATTGACGCGAAGTTCCAGAATGGTGTCACCGATGCACAGAACTCTGTCGTCAAAGCACAAGACAAAGTTGATGAGATAGAACAACGCGTCTCTATGTTAGGTGCTTCTGACAAAGCTGTAAAGAAAGAACTAGATGTAGTTAAAGCTGAGGTGCAAGCATACGAACAATCTCTTGCAGTCCAGCAACGCATTGAAGCGTCAATCACAGATTTGTACGACCGTTACTACGCCGCCAATCCTGAGATTACACCTCAAATGGCTAAAGCCTATGAGAAGGTGTATAACCTTGCAAAAGGCACAACAGACCCTAAGCAGCTTGCACAGCTTGATGTGGCACTCCGCCAAATTGAGCGCGGTATGGAGGCAGAAGTTAAAGGTTCTGCGAAACTGTTAGAGGAGGTGTTCAAGAATAAGAAGATTCAAGAACGTAACTTCAACACTCAAGTAGAGCGTTCGCGTGTTGCGCGCAACCGTGTCACACGCGCAGAAAAGAAACTGGAAGCGGCTATCTCTAAGACTGACACCCAACTCAGTAAAGAGTTAGAGAAAGCGCGTAACGCACTAGATGGTACAATCCTTAATCGTAACGCAGATGAAGCTCTTGCTCAACGCTATACTCAACGCCTAGACAAACAACGTGCTGACAAGTACGCTGCAAAGTCAGCGCGTGATGAGTACAACATTGTTCTTGGTGAAGCTGTCGCTCTAGACCCGCGCAAAGGAAGAGGAGTGTTCGACTTCGTCGTGTCTCGTCTTGGTTGGACTCTTGAGATGATTGGTACAGAAATTGCTGCTGGTGTGCGCACCAACTTACAACGTGCTGGTTACCTTGCAGAGAACGCTGTCAACGCCATTGGTGATGTGGTGCAAGTTAAGACAGTTATCGACTTCCAGAATGACTTCAGAAAAGCAGCTAATAGATTAAGTATCTCTCGTAAAGAACGTCAAGTTCTAATGACGGACACCATCGAGCGCGGACAGATACCAGACTACCTTAACTTCTTTGATGTGGATAATCCTGTAGTGAAGCAAGTACAGAGTGTCAGGTACGCGCAGTACCAAAAGTCTATGCTCGATGCGGGATTCACTATCACACAGATTGACGAATTTGTCAACATGGGAGTAAAAGTTTCTAAAGTGGCTGACGATGTACGTGTGATGGGTAACGCAATGGGTGTAGGTATCGACACACTTGAACCGTTTATGGGTTACATCACACGAATCTTCTCACTTGACGGTAATATCTTTTTAAGTCGCATCGTCAATCCTGAAGAAGTTACTGGCAGTGTAATGGCTGTCGGCAAAGACTCAAAGTTCCAATTCGACATCTTACGCAAGTACGACTATCTCGTACCACAAGACATTGACGTTGCCACCGACATCTTCAAAATCACAAAAGATGAGGTGACGAATTTAATAAACAACCCACTTCAGATGAAGTTGTTTATTGAAAAGAATCTTGCATCTGCCCAAATCGACACCCTTCTCAATCTCGGTTTCTTCCAGAAGCTGCCGATGTCTTCCAGAGAGGTGTACGACTACCTCATGACACAATACCGTCTACCGTTTAGCAGCGCGGCTGACATGATAAACATGGACATTGTGGAGAACCTTGGGAACTACAGACGTACTATCGGTGACCAAGCAAACATCTCGATGATGTTAGGGCGCATCTTTGACGAAGAAGGTACTAAACTTGGTTGGAGTATAGACACAGGTGCATACGAGGCAGATAAGTTATTATCTGTCGAAAAGCGTCAGTTCGCCAATTACGTCAAAATGGAAGACAAGATGCTGGAGTGGACGCAGCGACTTGGTCTACCTGCTGACGTACAAGCACAGTTCAACAAATTTTACATGCACCCTGTAGTCGCTGACCAAGTTATTGCACTAATTGACATTACCAAATCTCCTGCACTTCTTGGACAACTAGGTGGATTCATCGGTCATGTAAATAAGTTCTTCAGCACCATGTCAAAAGGTGTGTTAACCAGTAATATGGGAGTATACCTTACTAACCAAGCTCTCGGTAACTTTGTGGTGTCTCACGCTGCAAGCACCAACCCAGTAAATCTACCTATTGCTTTTATAGACCATCTTCGTGTAACGCGCGGAGGTTTAGAAACACTCGACAACACCGTTAAGCGTTGGGAGATAGGTAGTAAAAAGTACACCCACAGAGAATACTTCCAACTGTTTTACGAGAACAACGGTACGGCTACTTCTGCTGCATTTGGTGAGCGTGGTAGACCATCAGGAAGCGGTACAGTAGATTTTGCAAAAGATTTGCTATCTAACGGCAGCGGCTTCTTGCACAGGTTGATGATGTACACCTTCGGCACAGGTGAACTCACTGGAGGTAAGGCGCTCAACTCTATGGAGAGGGTGCTTGGAGGTGTAGACTATTTCATGAAGAACGCCGACAATCTACTTGATAGTATATCATCGCCAGTTTTTTACACCGCAAATCTAATTGACTCATCTGCTAAATGGGCGAATTGGATGAGTGTCGGTAAACGTATTGATGGTGCTTCCGCCGTTGCTGATAAAGCTGGTGCGTATATGTTCTCGCAATCTGTCAAGCAATTCGACAATGTTGCTGACATCAATGCACATGTTCGCGCATATTTCCCTGATATGCGTGATGTTGGTAGCACCACTTATGGACTAAACAAATATGGTATCATGTTCTTTGCATGGCAAGCGTCTATGATGCCGCGTGTGCTGCGTGATGTTGCGCGCCGTCCTTGGAGGTATGCTGCTTACGAGAAGTTGCGTCAGTTTATTTCTGAACCTCTGACAAAAGAAGAGTCTGTAACTGAAGCTGGTATACCTCCAGAAGTTGTGAAAGGTTTGCCTTACTACATTGGTCGTGTCAAAGACGATGACAATAAGTTGGTGTTCTGGATGGATGAGTCCTACAACCCTACTACACAAACGTTTACATTCTTGAAGGATGCAACAGGTATAGGTAAGACTGCGTCAGATAAACGTGCAGAGTTACAAGGTGAGGGAAGATTTGACCCATTGGTCAAGTTATTCAATTCCTCATACCCTCCATACAAGATTGCTTACGAACTCGCAAGTGGTACAAGCCTTCGCACTGGTAAACCGTTGCGCCGCACAGACGGGCGTGGTATACCAATCCTCGGCTTTGAAGCACCTCCTGAACTATATTCCATCATCAACAACGCTATACCTGCTGTTGGTGCGCTCGATAGAATGGACATACCCGCCATCAGTGGTCTGCCTACTATCCGCGACAATAGCGGCAACATTATCCAGAAAGGTACTTCAGGAATTGGAGGCGCAATCCCTGATAACACTGGTAGACTTATCCGCAACCGCGAAGTTGCTAACGAGTGGGTCGGTGCTGCTATCGCACTTATTGGCGGCAAACTCAAAATCGTGGACATGGCACGTCAAAACAAAATCACCTACAACGATGTGTCGCGCTCACTGGACATTGTTGGTAAACAAGCTGACACCAAAACTCAAGAGATGCTGCGCGACCAGCGCGATGGTACTCTCAGACAGGGAGAGTATGATAAGAAACTCAAAGACATTGAGCGACTCATCATTGCGCGCGAACAACTTCAGTACGATGAAGACATGGTGTATATGTGGCTCAATGAGAGAGGTGTTCTTACAGATAAGGAAATTAAACAGAAAGAACGCTACATGACAGAACTGCAACAGAAGGGGGTACACCCTTCCGAAGCTGCTATCCAGAGGAGTGCCGACCGACTACTACGTTTTAGACAAAGCTCTATATATAACTATGTCGAAAAGAAAAAAGGCACCCCGTAAAGGTAGCACCAAAGCAACTGGGAGAGATTATACCTATGACAAAGCATACCAGAAGAGCGCCGCACGTAAGAAGTACCGAGCCGAACTCAATGCCTATAATCGGAAGAAGGGAACTTATGGTAACGGCGATGGTATGGATGCCTCGCATAAGAATGGTGTTATTAGCGGCTTTGAACCAGCCACCGTAAACAGAGCAAGGAAGACTAAATGAAATACATCGCGCAGATAGGTACACCTCCAACAGTGGCTCAACCGAGCTATCCTAGACAGACAGGAGTTTCTTTTGAGGTTCTTGTCTCTCTTGTTGTTGGAGGTGTTGGTGCATTGGGTCTACCAAAATTAATACAGGCGTTTGCAGCAGAAAAAATAAAAACTGTAGAGTCAGAAAGGCGGCGAGACGATGGTGTATACCAATCCCTAACTGCTTCTCAAGAGTCTATGCTAAAAGCAATGACTCAGATGAATAGCACGATGATGGCAGGTCAGTCGTCATCTACGTCTGAGTCATTTCAGTTAATGTCTACGCTTGTGCAAGAGTTGGCACTCCTTCGTGAAGTGGTGTCGGCTGGTACAGAGGCTAAGCGTGAACTGTCTAGAGTTATAGAAAGCTTAGCTTTACAAAGTCACGAAAGTTATGGTGTTATTTTAGAACTGTCTAATCAAGTACAGTCCTTAAAAAGTGAAGTGATGCAACTTACTCGCAAAACATGAAAGATAAACGAATACGAAAATCACCTGAAAAAGTCGATCGGTTTTATTTTTAACTCTGATTGATCAGCAGTGTATAAACGTGATCAGCGCTGTCTGTAATCGATCTGTAGGCACGTAAACCCACTAACCATACAAACATAGCCTCATGCACTCTCAAGCCGTACAGAATCAAACAGAGCTATTCAGGTAAACTTCACATAGATAATACTCTGCTATTATTCGTGTAAATTTCATACAATTTAATGACATACAAAAGCCGCAATCGTAATGACTGCGGCTTTCTTTTACACTATTAAATCTAGTTCATAGAAGTTGAGGTGTACGCAGATTATGCTCCACACCATATAATTGTCGTAGTACCTTAGCAAGCCTAGTTTAATACACTCATCGTCAAAACCGTACAAGACAGCGCGGAACATCAAGTGCGCGTAAACGTGAAGGATTCTTACACCTACCATGAGTTACTCCTTTCGATAGCGCGGACAAAATCTTCAACCTTCTTTACACCACTCCAGTAAATTAATTTACTTTTGGCAAGTGTGCGCTTTGCACCAGTAATGTCGAGATTGTACAACAACTGTGATGTGCGGTTGTTCATCTGCTTTTCACCTTCCCAGTATGAGCCGTCTACCCAAATCATGCGCTCAATCTGCGGATTGTCTAGCAACAGTTTGTAACACCACGTACCATCCATGTCACCAGCGACGATAACGGTGCTGATGTCGTATAAAGAACACCTCTTCCCAAGTACGGCGGCGTAGAACTTCTGTGCATCTTCGCGCTCAGTTACTTTGCCCCAGCCGAGGTCATCGTCGATAAAGTCTCTGTCGTACATCTCCATCGCTTTCTTGTCGCGCACACCATTAACGACGAACCACTTTGGTAGTCCATTGAAGTGAGGTGCGCTCACAACGTTAAAATCGTCGCGAATAGAAGAGACACCTCCAAGAATGGTGTTGTATAAACTAGCATAAGAGCAGCACGAAGGACTGAAGTCAGGCAGAAAGAGTATAGAAGGATTGGCGCGGTTTTTCTGGTGAGTGTTGATATTGACATCGCGGTGAGTCTCAAGCCGCGCCACAAACTTGTCACCATCAAGCTGGTCGCTGTCGTGAACCATACCACTTTCCATAAGAGTGTAGATGGCACGTTGTATACGCTTAATGTCGTTAAAGTCTACTTTTCCGTCAGGTAGTGAAATAGCGGCGCGCGGAAACCATCTGTTGAGGTTGGTGCTGCTATCTGCTGCAGGAGGTGCGATGACATCGTTTGACACCTCTTCTTCACCGCTATCAAACTCATTATAATCAGGGTTGATGAGTTCTTCGTCAATGTAATACTCCACCTGTTGAGGTGTTGCTTTGAGGTCTTCTTCGTCAACGAGAGCGTCAAAGAGTTCACTAATGATAGCAGGTGCTTTGTCGCGCAACTCTTCTAGTGCTGCGTCTTTGAGTGGAGTGTGAGGCTCGTCATCGATTGATTTAGTTGCAACACCTCTAGAACGAGATTGAAGGTAAATGTCTTCGTCACACTCATCCCAACGGCACGAAAATAAATCTTCAACGTAGTAATAATATTTCATGTTAAAATACCTTCGTGATAAACTTGTTAGCGAAATTACCTTTCTGAAGAATCTCCATATCCTCTGGTTCTTTGCACAGGTGTGCATACATCAGACACTCAACATCTTTTACGTTAGCGGCAAACTGTAAGTTGTGTGAAAACAACATACCTTCTTTAATACTTGGAGAAGAAGCACCTCCTTCCCGAATCGCTGTAAGAGCGTCCACAATTGCTGTGGCATACGAACCGCCGATTAACTGCACCTCTACAGCGCGTGGTAGAAAGTCGAAGTGGTGTCGGTAACATCTTCTCAAGAACGCTTCGCTGTGTGGGCGATATCCGTTAGAGGTAAAGAATAGCACGATGTTTTCTTTTACACCTTGTTCTTGTGTGCCAAGGAAAGGTACACGATATGTTTCCGCAAAGTCGAGAAACAAGTTTTCTGTGCGCTTAGATGCTTTGTCAATTTCGTCAATACACACCACTACCTGTTTGGTTTTGGATGCGCGAACAGCGCGGAGAAGGACACCTTCTTGGTAAATCTCATCGCTACTGTTAGCTTCACGCAAAACTGCTTTACCAACATTGATGCTGTAAAACAAATCTTCTGAGTTAGTGCCATCATGACAAAGGGTATAGATGTAATCTGCACCTGTACGTTTGGCGTAACAGTCTGTGAAGAAAGTCTTGCCTGTGCCTGGTTTTCCAAGAAGGAGTGCCACGTTAGAGTTACCACTGTCGAGAACTTTGATAAGAAGCTCGTCTGATTTACGAAGTCTGTATTTTGCCATGTTGTAATCCACTGTTGTGTCTTCCACTGTGTAAGGGTTTAAAATCTCGATGACACCGTTGTTGTCCCAACACCACACCTCAACATGTTCAACATGTTGAGTGCGAAGATGTACTTTATGAAAACCGCCACGTCTGTATTGGCTGTGAGAGAAGTGTTTATCAACTATTTCAATAGTACCTTTATACTCCTCTTCTGTCAAGTCGAGCGCAGGAAGTGGTTCTTGTACGCTGTTGATGAGAACTTTGTCACCGTTGTCGTTTTTGATGAACTGCATTGCAACACCACCAACTGAATAGTCAAGTGTGGTAAAGTTGCGCTGTATCTCTTTTACAGCGAGGTCGAGCGCTGCTTGGTAGTGTGGTAGGTGGTCTAGGCGGCGATTACGTCCATAGATTACTCTAGTGTTGTTTGTACTACAAGTTAGAAAGTAGTCACCACTAACAGGGTGTTTGTCAAAGTACCATTCACCTACAGACAAGTTGTGACCGCGTGGGTCTGGCTTATAACCTATAAGGAACCTGTCTAGCGCGTGATAAGCTTCTGCCCTTCTATCGTCTGACAGTATGCTGATGTGTTCGTCTTTTATAATCACACACTTCTCCTGCTGTTGAAAGTCTCCGAAGTATTGTTGTTTGAAGTGTTCGGACGGAATGTACAGTGGTACGTAAGGTTTGTCGTACAACACTGACGCTTTCTGTTCTGTGATTTTTCTACACTCCTCAGAGTCTTGCCACTTAAGAAGTTTCTTTATATCGTCTGTCATTCAAAACTCCTATACCAATGTGGTATGTAAGTCGCTGTTTGTCCGTTCCAATGATAGAACGCATCGCGGAAATAAGAATACCTCATAGATGGAGGTACAAGAAAGTTGCCTGTCATTGTCATACCTTTCTTCTCAGGCACGCACTCAGGTGCGTTAAGGTTATCGATAATGTAGTCAATGTTGTCACAAGAGTTGTAATGGTCAACGACAAGACGAGCGCGGGTGATGTATCGGTCATCCCACACAAGAGGTAATTCGCGCAACTCGTTCGTGGCTTTGTTGATTACCAAGAATACGCCGCGCTTTGTACCTTTGGCGTGACAGTAGATGTGAAGTTGAGTGAGGTATCCTCTGTCGTCATTCTGTTTGCGGCAGAAATCTGTAAAGTATCTGTCACTCATTGTCTTCACTTCCACTACAGTCTCATCAACCATAAAGTCGATGTGACCTTTTACACTACCAAAGTCAATCTCGTCTTGCGCTGAGTGTATGTCATACTTCAATAGAAATATGACACACATCACGAACGCTTCAAACACATGACCAAGCATGAATATCCAGCGCAACTTAAACGAGATGTTGTCTGGTTCTTTATACCCAATCTTCGCGAGACACAAAAGAATAAGCGGCTTACCCATAGCGGACACTCTGAGGTAGTGTCCGTCTTGCTGCCTAAATAAAACATCAGCGATAGAACTAGCTAATCCTTTACTAAAGAAGGCAACAACCTTAGCGACAGTCGCCGCGTCAGTTGGGTAAGCACCACACTCATCCGTGTTCCAGTATTCAGTAAGCCGCTTAAAAATCATCTACGTGTATTCCTACCTCTTTTGGGTGTCTCTTCTTTTGGTTTACGAACAGACAGCTTACCTTTGTAAGTAGGGTAGTTACCACCTCCGTCTTCTTCTTCCCACAACGCGATGTCCATAGACATTTGGTCGTAGTCATCAACACCTTGCTCGTATGCTTGACGAAGCATTTCTTGGATGTCTTCAACAGTGAACTTAACTACACCTTTCAATGCAGGGCGAGTTCCGCCATCGCCGTCCCAAAGAGACACCCAACCACAAGGTTCTTTCTGTTGCTGCTGTTTATCCAAAAGGGTTAGCTCCTCTGCTTGGTGCAGGTCGGCGGGATTGTGCGGCTGGACGAGACTGTGCGGCAGGTTTGCGCGCTGCTGTTGCGGCTGGACGAGTGCGGCGCGCTATAGGTTGCGCGTCTTCAGTCTCAAACACTCCGTCATCACCTTCTTCTTCGGCGTACTCCTCATCGGAATACTCCTCATCATCTTCTACAACTGGTGCAGGAGGTGTGGAACGTCTAGGTGCAGAAGCGCGGGTTTCACGAGTACCATTAATAGGTGTTGCTGGTGTGATGTCTTCTTCTTCTAGACGCAACCAGAGTTTGAGACCGATACCTGTAAGTTCAGCAAGAGCTTTAACTTTAGCGCGCTGGATAGAGTCTGACACAGCGCGAGAGTCAGGGTCTATCTCTGCATTGTGGTTGAACCCTTTCATAACAGGGAAGTAAGATGGTGCGCTCTTGACACCTGAAACAGTGTCAACGATTACGACAGACACAAATCCAGTACCAGTTGAAAGCATGTTGCAAGGCAGTCCGTCTGGCATTGTCTGTACTTCAAACTCAAATGTTGGGTGGTGTTCGCGCATTAAATATAGTGCAGCACTCCAAGGGATATAGTCTAGGTTGCCTTTTGGGTATTTCTTGACAAATGGTGTGATGTCTAAATTGTAGTTGTCTTTAAACGTTTGCGCGTCAATAGAAAGGTAAGTCATAGTTGTTAAATAGTAAAGGACATCTTTTAGCGACTAACTGACGAGGGTGTTACTCGTCACCAGTACATGCTACTTATAATAGATTACATTCTCTAGCTCGTTTGCAGCTTCATCAGGTACATCACCAGTCATCCAACTAATAAATGTAGATTCTGTAATGTCTAAGAGCTTGCACACATCAGAAATAGAGTTGTCAAACCTACACATCAGCTTAAGAATACGTTCTTTGTCATTGGTAGGCGTAGAAAGTGGGCGCGCTTGTTTGTAGTTACTCATTATACCAACCTCAAAAATACAGGGAAACGTGGAGCAGTCTGCTCTGACTTCTGGTACTTGAACTCAACAGACTTTCCGATGAGGTTGTCTTGCTGCGCCCATAAAATAGAACGAGTGACATCATCAAGTCCAGAGCCGCAATGAAAAGTGATACCATTACACTCTAACTCAAGAGCGCCGAGTGTGTCAACAGGTGCGCCATCTTCAAGTTTACATTTGTAACCGATGATGAGTGCGGTGTCAGTCATTGAGCGCTTCATAGACAGATACGACTGTTCTTTGAATGTGGCGCGTCCGTGTTTGTACTTTGCGTTAGGGTCACGAAGAATTACACCTTCCATACCTTGCGAAACATAATCACTTTCAAGCTGTAATAGCTCATCGAGATTTGAAACCATATAGATTTCTGCAACAAGAAATCTGGTGTCTTTGTAGTTAGTGAGTGTGTCGTATAGCCACATGTGCCTTAATAAGTACCCATTATCAAGAACCAGATTGTCGAACAGGTAAAACTTGAAATCATAATCGCGCTTATCGAATGAGCGCAACGCTGAAGTGGTGTCAGCGAAGTTACCGTTGACAACAACCTCACCTTCTACACCATCAGGTAAACTTGCTAGTTGGGTGTGTAGCCAACTATTAGGGACAAGTTTACCAGAACGGTTGTAAGCGCGACCGCCTTGAATACACACCCTAATACCGTCATACTTAGGAAGTACAAGTTTAGGGAATGTGATTTTGTCTTGGTTCATACCGCCATCTAGTGTGTGGTCTGCCAGCATTAACTTAGGTAACATCATCATTATTATTTTCTCCGACTTTAACTCCGTACTCAAACGCTGCTAGAATTGTGTCTAGTATAATGTCTGTCGAAACAATGTGGTAGTTGGGTTGTTTACGCAACCACTCATCAAACAACTCTTCACGACTTTTAGGCATAGGTGTTGGGTTGTCCCAGTTGGTTACGTTAATCGGTTTGTCAAACAGTTTCATGATTTCTTTTCCTTGGCGTCATACCAATTTTGTGCAAACTGAAACTCACAAGTGATAGGCACTCTGAAATCTTCAGTTGAGAGTATAGTATCATTAGTGAAGGTGCTTGTCAACAGTTTACACGCATCTTCAGCAACATTTTCTGGAACTTCGTAAACCACCTCATCATGCACCTGAAGCAGTTGTTTGTACCCATACTGGAAGTGCGCTTCGTTCTGTAAATACTTAAAGATACTTGCAGCGCTACCTTGTATAAGGTAATTGAAACACTGACGCTCAGCACGTGCGTACTCTTTAGATTGTTTGTCGTAAAGAATACCCTCTGCTTTAAGAAGTCTCCCAAGCACATCTTTGAAACACCCTTTCTTCTTTCGAGCATGAGATATAAGTTTCTCTTTAAGCTCTTGGATAGGTGTCGTATCATAGATACGTTTAATGACTTGCTTTGCTTCTTTGACGCTGATACCTGTGATGTGTGCAATCTTGTTTGCACCACCACCATACACCAGACAGAAGATAACCGTCTTGGCAACGCGGCGCTCACACTGCCACAAGTCCGCATTGGTTTGGTGCAAGTCCTCACCAGCACGAACCGCGTCACTCATACCTGTGAAGCCAAGTACAAGTTCCAAGTAATAAGCAAGCACGACAAGCTCAATACGGTTAAGGTCACCAACGACCAAAGAATAACCATCAGGTGCAATGAAACACTTACGGATGTTGTAGGCATCGTCCGCCCTGTACGAGTAAACATCTGTCTCTTTCTTTTGGGCTGGCATGTTCTGTAAGTTGGGACTTGCAGACGATAGCCGCCCTGTGACGGTGTTGAACTGTTTGAAATGTGTTCGTAATCTTCCATCGAATGACACCTCCATTAAGGGCGGAACGAATTTTAATACAGCATCGAGGTCTTTAAGCTCAATGATTTTGCGCGCTAAAGGGTGTGGAATTTCCTCTAACGACTCACGGTTAAATGATGGCTTGCCTGATGAGGTGTAGTTTGGAAAGTCGGTGTAACCTTCACGCAAGAACACCTCTTCAATTTGAGTACCGCTATTCGGGTTGAATGGTTTGATGGTGCAATGGTCGTAAGTCATGACACCGTCGCGCTTGTTATACCCTACAAGCTGTAAAGGACGCGCAGAGAACAAGACGTTCTTGCTGTACAGTACCTCTTTGTCAGGTAGTAAACCACCGTACAATTCAAGGTTGCGCACCATCAATTCACGGTCTGTCGTAAGACCGATATGCATACGATCCAGTGTTGGTATATCCATCGACACACCGTTACGAAGCATATCAATGATACATTCAATATAAGGTAATTCGACACCAAGATAATAGTCACACAACTCATGGTCTTTCACAAGTTGTTCGTGCAAATACTGATACACCTTACGAGTGATTTCTACATCGTTGATGTTGTATGCTGTTAACTCATCATCCTTACCTTCGTAATCTTCTGCATCTGCGGAGAAGTCGAAGTGTGTCTTCTCACCTCCAGCTAACGCAGCGAGGTTAGCTAAAGAGTGGTATTGAAGAGGTGCAGGATTTAGACAGTAACTCATACACATGGTATCATGGTAATTCACAATGTTGAAGCCGTTAAGACGTAAAGTTGTTACGTCAAACGCTGCATTGTGGAAGATGAAGGTGTCACCATTGTTGGTGTACTTTTCCAATAAGAAAGTAATCTGTTCGCCTTCTTCTGGGTCGCTGTAGTCAAATGACACAGCAGGTTCGTCATCAATAGCGATACCAATACGAGTAATCTTTACAGAAGGGTCGAAGGTGCTGTCTAACCCTTCGGTTTCGATGTCACAGAAAATTAGCATGATACTTCTCCCACTCGCGATGGTCTGTGTATGACATTGGAAGTGCAGGAATGTGCATCTTGTTAGCCCACGCAACAATACCTGAGCCAGTTAAAGGGAAACGCTCATGCCAAGTACACTTACCGCGAGATAAGCGATGACCAGCTAGTTGCGCATACGTCATCTGAGGTGCAAGAACATACTCCAAATCTGGATAGTTGAACACAGTTGGGTTGAAGTGTTTAGTAACCTCAGCAAGTTCTTCACGGTGTTTGAACTTACCACCACAAATAATATACACTTGGTCGGTGCGAAGGAATGACACAGTGGACGAAATCTTCTGCGCGTCATCTCTTTCAAGAACACCCTTCAATTCCAATATGTACTTGTCTGTGTGGAAGTCGGGTACATAATTGCGGATGTAAGGAAGAGACAGTTCTTCATACGGGAGAGTATACTTCTTAATGAAAGCTTCTTCAAATTTGCTTCTCACACTTCCATCTCCAGTTTAATATTGCCTTGGTCATCGTTGCAAACGTAAAACGTTGCGTTGCCTTCAAACACTTCTGGACTGCACATCTGCGCCAAGAAGTCCAATGCAACGCGAACTACATCTTCCTCATCAGTGAGGCTGTCATCGACATTCATGATGATGTTGATTTGCTTGCGTTGTTCTTTCGTATATGACTTAATCATTGCAGTCTCCAAAGATAAGGTTTATTGTTGCATTTAAAGTATACCCTAGACAGTAAGATAAAGTCAACACTAAACCAAGAATAATTAATAAGCTAGTCATTGGAAGTAATCTCCGTGTATGTCTTCGTGATAGTGTCGTATGAGAGGGTACACTCAAACTGCAAAGAGTCACGCATACGACTTCTTTTGATAACTTCGATGTAACGTAGGTTGTCTTGAACTACACCATTCATTGCTAAAATAAGTGTAGCCGATTGTTTGATAGCACCTCCTCCTCTTATCTCTCCAAGAGAGACTTTAGCAGATTCTTTAGTGCCATCAGATACAGTGTGTTGTATAGCGATGATGACAACAGGAGGTTGTCTTTCATCAGGGTTGCCTTGGGACAGGTTAACAAGCTTCTTACAAATCTCTCCAGCTACAGCGTACTTACCACCGAAGTTCATATCGATGTCTTGTAGAACATCTATAAAGATAACTTCTACACCATTCGTCATGATGGCGTTTACACACGCTTCGATAACTTTGTCAGCATCACCTAACAGGTTGTTGTAAAATGTCATGTTGGTGCTGATAAAATCTAGTGCATCTTTCTCACGCTGTGCTGCAATAGAAATTTGTCCAAACTCATCACGATAAGGGTATTGAGTGTGTCGCTCAATAAACTTGATGAGCATCTGGTTAGGTAGCATTTCTGTACCTACCCACATACACTTCACACCATTCTTTATCATGTTGTAGGCAACACAACAACCAAGCGTTGACTTGCCGCGTCCAGTGTGTGCGACAAGAACCATGAACTCACCTGCTTGAATACCACCGCCACCAACCATACGGTCTATGCCGTCAAAACCTGTAGAGATACCACCAGCAGCACCCATCGAGTTCTTCCACTTGTAAAAATCCGTAACTAGATTTGTACCAGTGATAATGTCGGTAGATGTCATGTTTGTAGCAGACGCGAACGCCTTCTTCAATTCTGCTACGTTGCACTCGCAAATGTCTTTCTTCTTTGGCGGCAGCACCATTGCAAACGTGCGCCACTTAGGAAGCAACTCCATCGCTATAGCAAGAGCTTCTTTGCCAGCGTTGTCGTTGTCCATGCAGACATATATCCGCTTGAATGAGCGAATCCATGTAGCAGCAGCACGAAGCGATTTCTCCATACTGCTTGCGCCGCTTATACCAACACAGGTTTCATTAACAAAAACTTGTGATGCTGCCATCGTGTCGCTCTCGCCTTCACATATGATAAGGGTGTCGCTCATTGTATTACGGTTACGCGAACCAAAAAAGCTGTGAAAGCTACCGTGAAACCATTTGTGGTGCTTACCGTCACGCTGCTCTGCAACAAAGTCACGGTATTTTACACCAAACAAATTACCTTCAAGGTCGTAATACGGATAGACCGCAACATAAGTTGGTTTGCCGTTCTCTTCTAGTTGGAACACCTCATATTTGAGGAGTGTCGCATTTGTTATCAATCCGCCTTTCAATGAAGGTATCTCCATAATATTAAGCGGCATACTTGGCATTGGAGGTGTAATACCTTTATCTCCGTGTCTACCTGATGCACCACGAATACTGTAGCTGCAAGCAAAACAATGTGAACCACCATCAGAGTAGTTCACAAGGTTGTCGCCTGAGGTGTCACCACCTTTCTTTCTACATTGTGGGCAAGTAGTTTTAGAAATGACTGCATTAGCCATGCTTTACGATGCCTCCAACCATTGTTACTTTTGATGGTGCAAAATGAGAGAGTATTTTCAAGTGGTGACATCTCACAGAAACATTGGTCACTTCGGTGTCATGTTCATAATAACGGAACCAACGATACAAAACATACCCGTTAATGCTTCGCTGCCAATGACGGTTTCTTCTTTTTGCGCGCTTGGATTTTGGTAACATTTTTCTTTGCACCTTCCCGTAGGAAATAGTGGTCATCCTTACGATAACCGATAATAGTGTTGTTGTCAACTAGATAGAACAAGTTTATACCTACTTGTGTTTCGCCGATACATTTGGCGACTTTGATATAAGTGTATTCTTTAACTGCGACAAACTTACCAGAGGTAGTGAAGTTTCGCCGCGTAATAGAAGCGCCGCGTACTCGTTTGTAAGTAGGCGGCGCGTCTAGTGGTAGTGGTAGAAAAAATTCATGCACGACTTAACCAAGTATACAGTTCATCAGGTGTAATCCCTTGTTTCATAGTATACCCAAGGACAGATACCACGAAGTTGGTGCAAAGATATTGGTTGCGGTTAAACAACCAACAGAAGGCTTTGAACCACCAATGCCCAAACCCTCTAGGGAGTGCCTCTTTAAGAGTAAGAGCGCGGTCGATGACGTTTATATACTCTAACTCTGAGAGGTGTATGTCTACAACCCAAGCAGGTTCAACAAGGTAGTCTTGCTTACAAAATATTACACCTCCCCAAGTATAGTGGATGAGGGTGTCGTTTATAAGCACAACAACGTGTGTACTATACCAAGTCTTCCCCGCCAACATCAAGAATAACTTCATTATCCAAGTATGCTTGGTGTTCACATTCATCCCGCACACCTTCAATGAATTGGGTAAGTAAGTGGTCGCCAATAAGCGTTTCCACCCACCTACTTTTCCAATACCAGTGGTCGAGCGCAACTTGGTTAGGCGGTCTTCCGTACTTTCTAATCCAGAACTGTTCATAAGTTTCTTTGTACCTGTAAAGTGATAGGTAAGTGACAATAGCTTTTACTCCCCATTTGGTGTAGTCTTGCAGCTCTACGCCACCTACACCCCAACGGCGGAGCATCAGGATACACTCCAAATGTGGGAACGCTTGTATGAATGTTTTGCAACACCAACTTATGTTGCGCTCCCATTTCCATCTGCACAAGTCATAAAAAAGGATTACACGTTGGTCAGTGTAATCCTTGTTGACTTGAAATCTGCGATGAAAGTGATTGCGCTCTACTTTACGCACGAAGCCATACACCTCATCCCAAAGTCGCGCTCTTTCAGTTTCATGCAGTTGTCCACCAAGAATCACAAAAGGCATCAACCACTCAAGGTCATTATACCCTTCTCGTCCACGACACATATGGTCGCGCAACCGTGATTCTTTAGTTATCAGAAGTTTCTTCCCGCGTGGTATTTTCACTGTTGTTTTTAACGATAGGGAATTGAAGAATACACTCAAACAGGTCGCTAACCATTTTGTGTTCTTCATCTGTGATGTCTGCTGCAATAAGGCGTACATGAGTATACACTTCAGCCGCTTGTATTAAAAGTTGAGATGGTTTATCCATTGGTACAAGAAAGGCGGATGCTTTCACACCCGCCTGTTGATATTGTTTACAAAGACTTGCGGAAAAGTTTAGGAGACTTGGAGTTAGTCTTCTTGTTCTTGGTAGCCTTCAGAGGCTCCACGATTTTATTCGCGGACTTCCAAGCTTCAAGCACCTCAGTGGAGAATTTGCTTGCACTGCGCGCAACGTTTTTGCTGTCGTTACCAGCAATAAAACGTTTGTCGAGTACAAGGTAGTTGTCAGCAATCCAAGTGTATGCCGATACAAAATCAGCCTTGGAGTTGACATACTTCTTCGCCTTGGCATAGAAAGCTTTACCAAGAGAAAGGAGTGTAGTAGGGTTACGTTGTAGGTCACCACTGAACATGGACAAGATTGTACCAAACGCTTCGCCAGCTTGAATACGTCCAGAGAATGCAGCAGCAGTAAGAGACTCTTCGTCAAATGATACTCCCAATGCATTAAGCTTGAAGCTAGCTTTTTCACCAGCGTAAGCCTTACGGCTTGCATTGTCAGCGAGAACAAGAGCGCCAGACAATTCAGTATCTTCTACACCCTCAGAGTTGATAGATGAAGAGACTTGACACTCAACTTCTTGGTCTAACCAAGCATCGCTCATAACATCTACACCACTCATAAAGGCAAGAAGTGTGAGTGTGACAACGCGGTGGCGTAGACCAACACCAACATATTCAAGAGTGTTGTCGCGGATGTCAACGCGCTCTGTTAGGTGAGGTGCAGTGAGAAGTTGTTGAAGCTTGAAGATGCCAATGTGAGGGTCAGAAAGAATACCACTGATAGAAGTGGTGTTAATCTCTGCCTGTGTCCCGTAGGAATCAGAGGCGTCAACTGCTGCATACAATTCACGGATGGTCACAAAACGAAATTCGCGCGTAATCGCCGATTGAAACTGGTTGTACACGAACTTGGTGTCGTTAAGAACACCATCAAAGAAGACGGTCGCGCTGTCGTCTTTTTCATACGCTTGAACCAAGTCGCGCGCTTTGCTGGACAAGCCAGACAACAGATTGGCGAACTGTGTGTCATCAACAAAAAGAGACTGAACGTATGTGGTGTCGATTTCAGTCTCTTCTTCGTCACCTTCTTCGTCAAAGTCAGTGTTTTCTGCTTCGTCATCGTACTCTTCAAGTTCAGTGATTTCTTCGATGTACTCTTCAGGCATTGGAGGTGTTCCTCATTAATAAATTTGCTGTGTCTTTTAACACCTTACTACTATAGCGCAAAGTAAAGTACTTGTCAACAGGTTGATGATAGTGTTTTGTTAGTCAGTACCCGAAACTTTCGGGTGCGCGTCCAGACAAAAAAAAACCTAACGATTAAGCTAGGTTGGTTCGTTGTTAGTTGATTGCTGTTACTAATGCTACAGTGTGATGCTTAAGACCTTTACCGTAGGAAGATAGACAGATACGATCTACACACCTTCCACGTTTGCGAACCTTTGTAACTACATACATGATATAAGTTACACCCAGTCTACCGCCTTTTTGAATGTAGTTGCTACAACCTTTAGCGGTTGCAATTCTATCTACTCTCAGTGTGAAATTTTTGCCATTGTCTAGAGTTAAGTTTAGATTGAACATAATTGTTATAACCTGTAATTGGTTGAGTGTGTAGCCGTTTAGCGGCTAACTGATAAGGGTGTTACTTATCACCATTCTGCGCTATAGCTTGCGAGTAAACAAGGTAGCGCTCACGTTACGCTTGGCTTGTTTCTTTGTCGCCTTTTCCTTGGCTTGTAAGCCAAGGATCTCTACAATGTTTTCAGCGATAGTCGCACCACCTCGCGCCACATCTGTGCGCCCTGATAATTCGGATGCTTCTTCAATGTTAAACAGGCAATCATCTAACAGCTTAACTGTATCCTCATAAGAATAGTTAAGCTTCTTGCAAGCAGTGTAAAAAGACTTGCAGATAGACTGCACAGTAGAGTTATTGCGAGTGCCGATAGACTGCTCGTGGTAGCTAAACCAACCAGCGTTGCAGAAAGCGTCAGACTGCGATAGAGTACCATCGCGCCCCGCACGCAAGCAATCATTGACTTCGGGCAACACTCCATAACGTGCTAGTCTAAAACCGTTAGCCTCTCCTTTAGTAACCGCGCGGCTACCATTGGAAGTCATAACCATAGACATTGCCACTGCCATAGAAGAAGGTGTGAACACTACAATCTGTATCATTGTGTCAAGAGACAACCCGAACTTGGTTAAAGCCTCTAATGCAGATGTACGATGTCTACCCGACACACCATAATTTATACCATCAAAGGTAGCGATGTAGATAGGTTGCTGCATGATGCACGAATTGAGAAAACCTGTAGTGGTATCAAACAAGATGGATACCACCTTAGATTCTACAATAGGTGCTTGCATACCTAACGCCTTAACATTGTCCATCGCTTCGATAATGTCAGCGAGTGACATTAAATCAGATTGAAAGTCTACCTGATAAGGTGTGAAGTCGCGGGACATACTCGCACACTCGGCGGCGATAGCTTCCTGTTGCTCTTTAGAGTAGGCGGCGAATGATTCAGACAAGTTTAACTCAGACATGGTGGTATTTCCTGTGCATTAATGGCACATTATTAGACTACTGTAGTGTAGTCTTAACAGCGCACTATCATAAGCACGCTGTAAGGACTAGACTAAATAGCTTTAGATAAGCACCCGTGTGCTAGTAACAAAGCTTCACCGCGCTGTATATCAAACCAGTATAAATTCATATACACCCGTAACACTTTCTTATCGTTAGAGTACATCAGATTGAGGATGTGCGTAGCCATACCAATAAGTTGCTCTTTATCCATACCGTTAATAGTGTCTGCTGCATTGTCTGGTAAGCTGACATAAGTTGTAATACTATTCATTTATTTAGCGCTGTAATGGCGCGATAGAGTATACTGTAGTGTACACATGACGCTAACCTGTCACGTTAGCGGATGTGGAAACTAGAATGTAGCGCGGGCTAGACAGCCGTATGCTAACGTAGCCAATTGTGTAGCTGTCAGTGACTCCGTGACGTGATAACCATTGATAGGGAAAATTGTAGTGTGACCTACATCTTTTAGTGTGTCGTTGTCAATAAGCTGCATCTCACAGTCTAGTGCTTCGCGTGCCATCGCTAGAAGTGAGCGCTTGTCTAGTGCATCAATGTGACTAGATGCTTCGTCAGACAACTGAATGTAATAGTTAATTGGTTTCATTTGTTATTACCTTGAAAGTGTATGTGAATAGTAAATCAGAATGAGAGCGCGTTGTCAAGTAGTCTATACTACTTCTTGTGAGTACATTTTAACCATACGATGCTTACTACGCACTGGATACAGTTTCTTGGTTTTGTGTGTAGCTGACTTATACCCTACAAGGATGTCGTCAAGCAGGTTAGCAAGTTCGTGGTAGCTGTTGTCATCTAGAATAGAGTGCGTTTGTAGCACAATTTGGATAGAACGCAAAGTCAGTTTACGTACTGCAACAAAGTCAAATACAAACTCGTTATCGCCTTCTATCAGGTATGTCTCAGCGTACCACTCAGACAATGCTTTGCGACACTCTAACCAGTAGGTACGGTTAGAGTAGTAGAGCTTGTCGTAACCTGTCGTAATGGCATGAACAATGTTGTTGTTAATTGTGCAGTAGTCATCAGAGAAGCAACGCAAGCGAGACGTAATACGCTCAAGTGCAAGTAGTTCGAGTAGTGCGATGTAGCGTAGTGAAAGAAGATGTAGTGCGTTCATGTCGTTGTGTCCTGTGTTGTTCGATGTACCTAAGTTAACTCTAATTGCTGGTATTGTCAAGCGTTTTGTAAAAGAAAGTCTGCAACGCGCTCCTAGTCTACTATCTATTTCTCATGTTGTTGGCTTTTGTGTAGGTAATTGCGTGTGTGTGTAGTTTATATCATGCGTGTGTGTGATGTGTGTACGTAGTGGATAATTTATTGCATCGTTACTCTATACCCTCACAGTGTTTCAGACGTCTTACACTCCCTCAGACGCTGTGCTTAAGCTTGTGCGCGCGTCTATGCGTACGCGTATCGTGTGCGCCTGCTTTACGTGCGCTTACGCGCATACACCCTCATGTGTATGCGTGTAAGTGGTGTAAAAGCTGTAGGGGGAACGATGACTTTTACTTTACTTTACTAAGTTCATTCAAAATTTATGCGAAATTTGCACATCTTATTTACACCATTAAAAATATATGCGGTATCGCTCACAATACTACACCTCAACAAAGAAAGAGTAGCGTATAAATTGTGCACTACTCTTTATTATATTATATTAATAGCGCTCCGCTTTTCTTTTGACTTAGTACCATCTTATATAAGAGGCTCTGGGAGGTGTCAAATACTATGTCGCAGACGTACGCGTTCAATTAATAATGATGATGGATTTCTCACAAGCGCTGCACATGATGAAACTTGGTGACAAAGTTGCGCGCGTTGGTTGGAATGGGGTGTACATCTACCTTACTGGTGATGATGTGCCACACATTGCTATGATGACATTGCGACAGAAGCCAACTCAGTGGTTAGTCGCGCAAGTTGATTTACTAGCAGAGGATTGGAGTATATTACGATGAGAGACGCAAATGACATCTATATGAAGTTGCGCAGCCAAACTCCGCCTGAAGAAGCAGTTGATGAAGTCAACCGCGATGAGGTGCGAATGATGTTGAAGAAGTCGCGCCAAGGACATATTTACGGACGTACAAGACACCCTACCTTAGAGGAGAAAGACAATGGGTTCAGCGCCAGCACCAGTAGTGAGTGGTCCGACTCAAGCGGAGTTAGACCAGAGACAGAAGCAATTCGACGTGACGACAGCGTTACAGAAGGAAAGCCAGCAACAACAGATGGCGCTACAAGACCGCCAGTTCGAGCTCCAAAAAGAGGCGCAAAATAGACAACTTTCCTCCCAACAGCGAGAGACGCAAATCGCTGACAACGCTGGACGGCGGTCATCTTTACTTGAGCGCGCCAACACTGCGGCGGCACAGAATGAAGCTTCCCTGTTTGGTGGTGTTCAACAACAACAGTCGGCGCTTACCGACAACGTTGCTAACACCAACAAAGAAAAACAGAAGCGCAACACTGCTATGACAGATGCATCACGCACAAACTTAATAAGTCAATTAACACGCACAAGGAGCATGTATGACAGTCCCTAGTACACTACAAGAGAAGAAGGGTGCACTTTTAGGTGATGCACTACGCCAGCGCAACTTCGCTAACATCACATGGTCAGGTAAAACAACTGACGCAACCGCTACTGAAATCTTCATTGATGGAGGTGCAAATTCAGACAACCGACTGATTGTTCCAAAAGGTATAGTTATAATTGCGCAAGGTTTATTCGTCGCATATAACGTAACGGATGGTAGTGTTCACGCAAGTGGACGTTTTGCACTGTCGTTAACAAACATTGCAGATACGGTCGCCGCCAGTGGTACAACTCTAGAATGGGATGCAGCATCAACTGACGCCAATCCTTTTTCACAATACTTTGTTGGGAGTGCCTCTGCTGGTGTGGTTTTCACTTATAACAACACAAGCAAGTCGATTATTCCAACTGTTACAGGTGTTGCCGCTAAAGTCATTCAATGGAGAGTGCGCATCACCGAATACATCACTCTTGCAATCTAATAAACCTTATGGCGGTGCGTCTGTACCGCCTTTCTTTTATGGCAACAGCACAAGAAATATACTCACGAAAAGTAGTTACGCGCGAAACAGGTAGTACCGCATTGGTGGTGCAATCTGCCGCTACACCAACAATCACTAAACCAACTACACTGCAAGAGTTGTATGCCTTAAAAATACAAACACGTTTGTCTGCAAAAGCAGCAATCGTCACAGTAGAGGTATAACGTGGATTTACAAGATGTCTACACTAGAAAACTGTTAAGTCGTTTGTCAAGACGGTCTGCAATGGTCGTAAGAAATGTGTCAGGAACACCACCTGATACGACACCTGCTGACATTGCTGACTTCGTAAGTAGGGCTGCTGCTCAAGGTGGGACTATAACTGCTGGCGAACAAGCAGCACTCCTTCCTTTAATTACTGACCTCAAAGCAAATAACTTTTGGAACGATGCTGATATTGGCTTAATCATGGGTGGATTCTCATCGTGCCTTGTTAAACTACGATGTCACTCCAGCAGTACATTGTTGGCAACTAGCACTGTATTTAATTCTGGTAATTACTCCTTTTTGGGACTTAGCGAAACCTTTGCTGGTAGCGGCGCAAAGGTTGATGTTGGTGTAAATGCTAATCAATTCCAAAAAAATAATGTAACTATTGGCACTTTTCGCGTTGAATCCCCCGCCAAAGGATTTGGGGCTAATGCTGCTAATATTTGCGGTGTAAATGGCGCGTTGACTGACCTAGGGTTTACCAGACAAACTTTTAATAATAGAGGTGGTTATGTTAGCGCTTTCTTAGATAGTAGTTCATCTTTAATAGAAGCTAATAACAGTGGGTTTCTTGCTGGTAGTGGCGGATCTACGGTGGCTCATTATCGCAATGGCTACGGGCTATCAAGCAAAGCGGGGGTAACAGGAACTTTTAATAGTAATACCCTCTATTTCCCTAATAGTGATGCTGCTTATTATGGCGGTTGGTTTGTGTTACCTCGCGCTTTATCTGCTGCCGAGCATTTAGTTTTGGCTGGTATCTGGAATACATTTCAAGCTGCCATAGGTCGCACATTTCAAGATGCTTTTCAAAGCACTTTGTTCGTTGGCGATTCAATTACGTTTGGTTACGAGCCTCCAACTTCACAAGTTTCTAGCCCGTATTTTGCACAACTAACTGCAAGG